GTTGTATTCATCGGTGCGCCGGCTGATCTGCTCCGTGGCGCTGGCACCTGTTTTCAGTACGATGCCGTGACGCAGCATGGAGGAACTAAGCGCGCCAAGCTTGGCCTGCTCTTCATTTTGCGCGCGCGTGAGCTGTCGGATAGTTTCTGACTGCTGTTTAAGCGCCGCGGTCTGCTCATCGGTGCGCTGCTTGGCCGGGCCAAAGCCGTCACGCAGCTCTTTGGCTCTGGCTTTGGCTTCCCCTAATTGCTGAGTGGTTTTGCTGGCAGCGCGCGCGAGGCGGTCGAAACTCGACGCATTGCGCTCCATGCCTTTGAGGGAGGATTGTGTGTCACGGATTTGAGAGGCCAGCGCCGCAGCGCTTTTCTGTGCGGCGCTGGCGGGGCTGGGGAGCTTGTTTACCGCGTCAAAAGCGACGCGGATATTGAGATTGCGATCTGTCATTCTTCGCTTCCGCTACGGGCTACCGCGCGGGAATGCCAGTCCAGCAATTCATTCACCGGCATGGCATCAAACGCGGACGGCTGCCAGTGAAAGATAACGGCGATATCTGCGATCAGTTCATCGGTCAGTACCGCCGGACACGGGATTACGCGCCTTCCGCTTCCGTCGTGCTGGTCTCGGAGGACGGAGCCAAAAAATCAGCAACCAATTTGGACAGTTCCGCGAAATCACGCACATCGAGCTGTGACACTTCCACTTCAGTCAGGGCCGGGCTGGTAACGCGCGGCAGCAGCTTAATCAGCGAATCAACGTCGCTGGTCATTACGTCATACAGCTTCAGCCCGCGCAGTGAGCCGGTCTGCTGCATGGCTTCGGTTACAGTGACCTCTTTTACTTCGCTGTTTTTACGAATGATTGGTTTTACCAGGGTGACAGGTTTACGCATTTCAGTTTTCCCATATAACCGGCGGCGGCCGCCGGTGAGTTAAGTTCAGAAAGAGGTTGTTACAGCCCGATATTGGCGCGGTGTTTCTCCAGAATATCCACACCGTCAACTTTCCAGATCATGTTGAGCAGGTCGATTTCAAACAGCTCATTCCCATCAACGGTGATCTTGCAGTAGGTATTTTTCAGCGTGTATTTGTGCTGAGTATTGTCCCCCTGTTTGGCTGTCCCCCAGTCCATTTCGGTGATACGTCCGCGCGTCTGAATCTCGCAGGCAATAGCCTCGCCGGTGGCGTCGTCAGAGTAAGAGCCAGCAAAGCGCAACTGCGTACCGTCGATGTTCGCACCGTAGGTTTTGAGCATTTCCACGGACAGACCGCCCATGGTCATTTCCATATCCAGCGCGCCGGCTTCAAAGCCCATGTGTACCGCTGCTGCGCCTACCATGCCCGCGCCCTGATAATCTTCGGTTTTGCGCGTCAGCTTGGGCGTGGTGATCTCTTCCGCCTGGCCGAGAAAACTTGCGCCGTTCAGGAAGGTGTTAAACAAAAATAATTTCTTAGGTAATGACATACGTTCCCCCGTTAAGCTGAGAGCTGATCAAATACGGCAAAGTATTCGTCAGTAAATTCCTGAATCAGTCCCAGTTGCTCCAGCGGCGGGACCGGCGTGTATTTGTAGCGGATGGTTGCCTTGCCATCGCGCAGATCGGATGTGCCGTTGTCGTTTTTGTCATACCAGCAGCTGAAGCCAAGCAGGCGACCGGCCGTTACCAGTGCAGAGCCTTCCTTATTGATGCCATCCACGATGTCTTTAACCAGAGTCGGCGTCAGCGGCTTATCGATATAGAAGAAATGCGCCTCCGCGATCATGTCTGCCAGGATCTGCGCGGTGCGGGTGTAGCTTTCAAAGGTGTAAATTTCCGCATCACAGGTACGTGAGCCCCAGAAGCGGAAGCCGTCGCGCTTAATCAGCGTGGTAATCCCCTTGCTGTTGAGCTCGTCGGCATCGGTATCGGTGCCCTGTAGTGACCAGTAAACGTCAGCGGAAATACCCAGCACGTTTTTGACCACCACGTTTGACAGCGTTTTATGCCAGCCCTGATCGGCGTCGATTTTTGCACGCAGGCCCACGGCATAAGCGGTGGCCGGGATGGTTTCATTTTTGGCCGTGGCAGAGTTATAGGCGATAAATTCCGGCCAGATAACCATCAGTTCACGCTGTGCAAATGTCTCGCGGTAGGTTTTAGCCTCAGCGATGGTTTTACAGCCGTAAGCGCTGACATAAGCGAAGGCGCGCAGCTTTTCGGCAATAACGCCAAGCTGGGCTGCGACGGCTTCTGAATCCAGTCCCGGAACGGCCAGCACGCGCGGTGTTTCACTCACGCTTGCCGGTGCTGAAAGCAGCGCAAACAGACCAGTGTACCGACCTTCGGCGTTCACTCCGCCGATGATCAGCTGTTCCTGCGTCGGTTTGTTCTCTCCATCGGCAGGAACATAGGTTGATGCATCCGGTACGCGGATAACGATTACCTTTGGGCTGGCCTGGTCTGAAATGGCTTTTAGCGTGGTGTAAAGGGTGCCTTTTTTGCCGGCTTTTCCCAGCACGCTGTTGACGCGGGTTATCAGCACCGGCGTATTTAACGGGAATGTTTCGGAATCGGCATCGTCCGCGATACAGACCACACCAATAGTTGATGTGTCGATATCGCGAATAAGCGTGCTGAGATCGGTCGTCTCCTTCGTCCTCACGCCGTGGTGATAAGTGTCGCTCATGGTCATTTTGCCTCTCGTTGATGAGTGACCCATCATCACCAGTTACCCTCTTCAGTTCACGCGCAGGCGGTTGTCACAGGCGGCTTACAACTGCTGCCGGCTGGCGTAACTCTCGCGCACGCGGGAGGATGCGACAGGGGGAAATTATGCTGAACATTCTTGATAACGATTTAACGCCTCGTCCGGCATTCCGGCTGACAATTGACGGAAACACGTCTGCCAGTCTTGATGCGCGCCTGATGTCGCTGACCCACACGGACAATCGCGGCTTTGAGGCTGACCGTGTGGAACTGACGATTGATGATTCAGACGGACTGGTATCTATGCCGGCTCGCGGCGCGGAAATCAGCGTAGCTTTCGGCTGGCAGGGGGAAGCGCTGGTCAGTAAAGGGCTCTTTGTTGTGGATGAGATAACCCATCAGGGGCCGCCTGACAGGCTGGTTATTACGGGGCGCAGTGCGGATTTCCGGGACGATTTCAACGTAAAGCGCGAGTACAGCTGGCATAACGTTACTGTGGGTGACGTAGTATCAGCAATTGCCGGACGTTACAGGCTCAAACCGGCAGTCAGTGTGTCGCTGAAGGATATCGGCATCGATCATGCAGACCAGACCAGTGAATCTGACATCAGTTTTCTGACGCGCATGGCGCGCATGCTGGGTGCGGTCACAACCGTTAAAAATGGCTGCCTGCTGTTTATCGTGCCGGGCAGGGGGGTGTCGGCAAGTGGTCGTGTGCTGCCGGCGGTAACCATTACGCGCGCCAGCGGCGACAGTCATTCGTTCCGGGTGGCAGACCGCGATGCTTATACCGGGGTGCAGGCATACTGGCTGGATCTTAATTTTGGCAAGAAAAAGCCCACCACGGTCAGGCGCCGGCGTAAAAAGAAGGTTGAAACCGCACCGGCCTCAAGCAAAAAAGAGGGTGATTACGTTGAGGGCGCTGAAGGCAACGTATTTGTAATGCGGCAGACATTTAAAACTGAACGGGCGGCAAGGCGGGCGGCGGCGGCAAAATGGAGTGAGCTACAGCGCGGGGCTGCGGAATTTACTATCACCCTGGCACGCGGCAGGGCTGATTTATTTCCTGAGCTGCATGCTAACGTGTTAGGTTTCAAGCCAACCATTGATGCTGCGGACTGGGTGATCAAACGAGTGAATAACACGATTGATGAAAACGGATTCATCACCGGGCTGGAACTGGAAGTGCGCATCACGGACTGGGATGCGGAAGAAAATAGTGATGATGAATAGATTATAAATCAGACATCTCTTAAACTATTCGGCGAGTTTAATCAGAAGTGGTGAGGTCTTATGTTCACCTGCCCAAAGTGTAACGCCGCCGCAAGAACCCGTACCAGCCTGATGCTCAGCAAAGAAACTCGTCGCAGCTATCACCAGTGCACGAACATGCTATGCGGGCAGTCATTCACTACCCTGGAGACTGTAGAGAACTATCTGAACAATGTGACGCCTTCCGCCAGGGCTCATGTGATTCCGGCCGGCGCTTTTCCTCGGTCTAACTACGGTGAAAACCAGTTGAGTTTGACTCTTTGAAGTAAACCCAGCCCCTTAAAAGGGGCGTTTTTTTGAGTAAAGGTTTGGCATAGGTCTGCCGATAATCGGATGACTTAAAACAAATTAATTATGGAGTGATTATGTCTGGAATGGTTTTTTGCCGTGGTTGCGGTAAGGAAATTCACGAGTCTGCAAAGGCTTGCCCACACTGCGGTGCAACTCAATCAACTCAAGCACAGGGAAATAAGAGCCGTATTGCAGCAGCGCTGCTGGCATTCTTCCTTGGAGGGTTTGGGGTTCATAAATTTTATTTAGGTCGTGTTGGGCAGGGGCTGCTTTATCTCATTTTCTGCTGGACGTTTATTCCAGCAATTATTGCCTTTGTCGAATTCATTCTGTACCTGTGCTCTTCTGACGAAGATTTCGCCAGAAAGTATGGC